GGGTTACGGAATCCCACAGCTGGCTCATCGGAGGCAACTGCTTGACAAGCATGACAGGAGTTCCAGCGGTGATGCCACTGATCGGAATGCGGGCGATCGGAATCCATACGGTGCCGGAATTGTTCAGGATACTACCCGACGGTACCGTGGGGTCAGCCGCCGTGCCACTGGTGGCGGTGCCCTTCAGCACCGCGAGCGCGATCGTTTCGATGTTGTTCGAGTCTCGCGTGTATTTCACGCAGATTAGGTCGTTGCGGTTCCGTCCTGTGACTCCGCTTTCGATGGTGACGGTTTCCGCCGCGGTGACGCGTGCGTATCGTCCTTCGATCACAAGGTTGAGGACCGGGACGAGCGCCTTGTTTGCTGACTGCATGGTCACGGCGGGGAATTTGCCGTCGCCGCCTTGCAGCAGGTAGTTGCCGTTTCCGACCAGTCCGGCCTGCATGGCTCCTTGGTCGCTGGATGTGATGTGCGGAGCGCCGGCCTTGCCGGTGATGAGATTCATGGTCATGGTCATTCCTTCCTATCTGTTGTGTTGTTGAGGTATGCGGCGTAGGCGGCGTCCTGCGTGGCTGCCAGCGCTTTGAACGTCTGCCAGCATGCGGTACAGACGAGCGCGCCCTGTGCGACTCCGTCGACGGTGGTGTGTGTGATGTCGTGCCAGTCGCTGGAGGTGCGTGGGTCACCGTCGGCGAGGTATGCGGAGGCGTGGCATCGGTCGCAGGTGTATCTGGTGATGTTCGTGGTTCGTGCCATTGATGTTCCTTTCTCTTTCAGGCTGTGCGCTGGTAGATGTGTCCCGGAAGGATGGTGTTGCATTCCTTCCAAGTGCCGCCGTAGGTGGTTCCCGGATTTGTTGTGGCGGTGGTCCAGTAGAGGGAGCCGACCGGGTGGGCGGCGATGAACGCCTGGCTTGCGCTCATGCCCGTCTCGCCCTTGTCGCCCTTCGGGCCGACGAGGCTTGTGTTCGAGACTGGCTTGAACGTCACGTTTTTCCCGGTGGCTGTGATCTGCGCGTACATCAGGTTCTTGCCACCATTGGTCATGGCGAAGAAGTATTCGCCTACGACCGGGGCACGGTTGAAACTGAGTTCCTGCCAGTCAAAATCCGAGCATGCGGACGTCCAGTATCCGGATAGTATGCGTGTGATGATCAAGGCAGGCAACCCGGTCTCGCCGCGTTGGCCGGCCTCTCCTTTCGCTCCGGTGGCCCCGGTCGCGCCAGTGGCGCCGGCAGGGCCCTGCGGTCCTTGCACTCCCTGCTTGCCTTGCGGTCCGGTGTCGCCCTTGGGGCCTTTGACGTTGCCGAGCAGAATCTTCGTCATATGCGCTCCTTACTTTCCGTCATTGATCATGTAGTACAGGTCTCCCGTCGCCGGATCGTAGGAGACGGGAGCCGCCGACGCGGTGGTCGTATCCGCGTACACGGCGTACAGGTCTCCGTTCGGGTCGACCTGCAGTGTGAAGAATCCGGAAGTTGGCGCCGTCACGCCGCTGGCACCCTGCGGTCCTGTCGGCCCCTGTGGGCCCTGCAGTCCCTGCACACCTTGTATTCCCTGCTTGCCTTGCGGCCCGGTGGGGCCTGTTGCTCCGGTAGGTCCGGCAGGACCAGTCGGACCTACCGGGCCAGTGGGACCGGTGGGGCCTCCTTCTCCGGAGGGGCCGACATCGCCTTTGTCACCCTTGTCGCCCTTCAGCCCTTCAGGACCTTGCGGACCGGGAGGTCCGGCAGCTCCAGTGGCTCCTTTAGGCCCGATCTCGCCGGTATCGCCCTTCACACCCTGCGGGCCGACGTCACCCTTCGGACCCTGCGGGCCGACAGGGCCTTGCGCTCCGATGATGGACTGCCTGGAAACCGTCTTCCCTTGGAACTGGCCGCCGGATTGCGAAACGCACTGCCAGATGATGCTGTATTTTCCGCCACCTGACAATGCGGTCGAATATTCATTGACGAGTGGTGTTCGGTTCAACCATTCGCTCACGTTTCCCGTGAATATGGCGCCTGCCGGATATTCGCCAACGAGTATCTTTTTCATCACGAGCGCCGGAAGGCCGACGTCGCCTTTAACGCCCTGGACGCCTTGCTTGCCTTGTGGGCCAGTGTCACCAGTATCGCCCTTAGGTCCTTGGGGACCGACGGCTCCCGTATCGCCTTTCATTCCTTGCTTGCCTTGCGGCCCGGTGTCACCGGTATCGCCCTTGTCTCCTTTGGGGCCTTTGATATTACCGATTAGAAGCCTGGTCATTAATCACCTTTCTGGTATATCCACATACAGGTCGCCGCTCTTGGGATCCCAAGTGAACGATGGTGGGCTCGTATTATCCGGATAATTCACATATAGGTCACCGTCGCCTTCCATGCTGAGTGTGAAGAAGCCGTTCGAGGGAGCGGATATGCCGCTGTCGCCCTTTTCACCTCTTTCGCCCTGCGGACCTTGGATGCCTTGGACTCCTTGTATTCCCTGCTTGCCTTGCGGACCAACCGGTCCGACCGGTCCTTGCGGGCCGGTGGACCCCGTTAGACCGGTTGGACCTGCAGGGCCTTGCGGCCCTGTAGGACCGGCCGCTCCAGCGTCGCCCTTCTCCCCGCGCAGGCCCTGCAGACCTTGTGGCCCCTCCGGGCCTGCCAAACCCTGTGGACCGCGTTCACCGGCCGCTCCAGTCGCTCCTCTGGACCCGGTATCACCCTTCTCGCCTTTTTCGCCTTGCGGCCCCTGATCGCCTTTCTCACCTTTTGGCCCCTGCGCGCCCTGACCGCCTGTCGGAAGCCCCAGGTTCAGGGTCTTGTCGCTGCCATCTCCGGTAAGCGACGCGCTGGCCTGCGCGCCTGCTGCGAGCGTGTCCACCGAACCGATTCTCAGGCCGGTGATGTAGTCGCCTTTCGGCTGCTTGCCCGCCAACGCCGTATTAAGCGCACCGATGTCCTGTCTGGTCACGTCGGCGCTGAACGTCCAGGCGTCGAGTTTGAGGCCGGCTCCAGCGTAGTAGGCGTGGCCACCATCCCCGATAGAGGATTCTCCGCTGTTGCCGCCGGCGCTGGCGCCTCCGGATTCGTAGGTGACGGTGAGCACGCCTCCCGAAACCTTGACGATCTTCTTGGAGATCTCGGCAGTGACGACGAGGCCCGTGTTGTTGTCACGACCCGTGACCAGGTCGCCAACGTCCGCGTCGATGCCGTCGGGAATGTCCACGTCGATGGTGCTAGTGTTCCGAAGCTCCTGGAATTTCTGCCTGCCCTTGTCCTCGAGCTCGTCGGCTTCGGCGTTGGACAACTCGTATGTGGCGGTGCGTTCGTCAAGGCCTTTGAGGGTCTGCGTGTGGCTGAACGTGCCGTTCGCGTCGGCGTACCAGTGGATGACGGTACGGTCCTTGAGTTCGCCCTTGCCCAGGCAGATGAGATGGTTGATCGGGTGCGCCGCCTGTTTGGCGGTGAAGTCGATGAGGTCCGAGTCGATGCTGTCGCCGATCGTGCGGACGGGCATGGCGCTCATAGCCACCTTGTCGCCGTCATTACGCAACCGGAGTTTGAGTCCGCTTGCCCTGAGCATCTTGACCAGACCGCTGTACAGGTCCACGTACCGGTCGAACTGGCAGGTGGTCTTGTGGTCGGCGCTTTCGTCGGTGACGGTGAACAGGCCTTGCAATCCCGCACGGCTGACGAGCGTGCGCATGATGACGGGAATCGTGCCGGACAGGGTGAGGTAATCGTTGTTCCTGTCCGGTTCGATGATCTTCGAGGCGAGCACTCCATGCCAGTCGCGGCCATGCCATGTGACGGTGGACAGGCCTCCGTCCACGTCGACATCCGTGTCGTCGATGATGCCGCCGTACTCGGTGCCGTCGATCATGATGCGGCTCCCCGCCTTGAGCGCGGCGTCTTCGACCTGCAGGTCGAAGTCGTTCTCCCCGCTGCCGAACGCGAGGTCGAGCGTGTATGAGGCGTGGCTCGCCACGGGTTTGCCTGTGGCGTCGGTGACGATCAGGTCCATGGCGGTTCGCTCCTTTCCTCGCAGACCGTCAAGTCGAATTGGAATCCTCCCGGCCAGCTGATCGGCTGTGTTCCGGGCGCGAGCGGTTGGAACACGTACCGGCCGGAATCCTTGCCCGACCCTCGCACGGCCTGTGCGAAGCAGTTTGTGGCGAGACCTGTGCCGCTGACCATGGTGACGGTCCTGACATCGCCGGTGCCGTCGATTTCCAGACGCGAGCCGGATGGTACGGTCACGTCGACCTCGTATCGGTTGGTTCCGATGATGACGTACGGGTTTGTGCACGGTCCGAATATCGTGAGTTTGACCGGCTGCGGGATGGATGTGTCGTTGACGATCTCCGCGCCCAATGCCATGCCGGCGAAATCATGCGGATAATCATGCGGATAGTCCAGGTCGGAGGTTCCGGAATCGTATCGCGGCGTGAAATGCGTCATGGTCGAACGACGCCACACGCCATCGGCCAGTACGATGGTCAACTGCGTCTCGACCATCGTGGGCGTGATGGACTGCGGCTCGCTTTTCGTGATCCACGCTCCGGCTTTCCACTCGCCGTCGGCGATGAGCGTGCCTGGTTCTCCGGAGGCCATGTCGGCGTCCGCGAGGCGGCGCAGTAGGTCGAGCGTGGCTGGAGAATCGTGGATCTTCACGGTGACTGTCGCCTCGCGTGCCTTGCGGGTGATGCCCGTCATGCCACGTGAGGCGAGGCTGTAGTCCCAGACGCGGGCGCGCAGTCCCGTGAGCGTCTCGCCGTACAGCGGCCCCTCGAAGCCGATGCGCTCACCTGTGGCCGCGCACACGTATTCAAGCGATTGCACTTCTCACCTTCCTTGCGAAGTCGCGGTCCCCTATCGTCGGCGTGTACCTGGCGATGATCGATCCGAGGTCGTCGTGCAACGATTCGACCGCCGTGATGAGTTCCCGCAGATCGCCGTCGCCGGCATTGGCGCCGGTGCCGGCCGTGACGTTCAGCCTGCCGGTCTTCGACCAGTCCGCGTCGGAGAGGCTCATCGTGGAGACGAGCGAATCCATGGAACGGCTGACCACATGCGCGGAATCGTCGATGCCCAATGCCATGCCACGTCCGACCATCACGCCGACCTCGTCGCGGAACACACGCGACGGGGAATGGATGCCCAAAGCGTTCTTGGCCTTGTCCACCAAGCCCGACAACGCGTTGGTGATGCTGGAATACAACGAGCCGACCATTCCTGTGATGCCGTTGATCAATCCCTGGATGATGTTGCGTCCCGCGCTGACGAGCCAGCTTCCCGCGCCGGACACCGCGCTCCGGACGGTTCCGCCGATCCCGCTCACGACGCTCCCGACACGGCCAACCATGTTGCTTACGGTGCCGACGATGCCGCCCCAGACGCTCGACACAATGCTTCCGACGCCATTCCACAACGCGGCCCACACGCTCCGGATTGTCGAGCATGCGGCGGATACCACTCCGCTGACCATGCCGATGCCGGCGGAGACGACGCCTTGGATGCCGCCCCACACTGCCGACACGATGCCCTGGATGGCCGACCACGCGGCGCTCCAGTTCCCGTTGACGACCGCGAGCGCCAGTTGGATGATGCCTTGGATGACGGCGAGTGCGGTGCTGATGACTGTGGCGATGATGGTCCATGCGCCTTGTACGACGGTGGATATGGTGTTCCATAGTCCGTTCCAGACCGTGCTGATGATTGTGACGGCGGTTTGGAAGATGGTTTGGATGTTCTGTATTCCGGCTTGCAGGAGTGGTGTGATGGTGGTGATGAATGTTTGGATGCCGGTGATGATCGCGGTGAGCGCGGTCATGATGATGGGGCCGATCGTGTTCCAGACGTTTTGGAGGACGGTGGTGATGAGTGTCCATCCGGTTTGCCAGATTTGTTGGATTTGGCTCATGGTCTGGGTGATGAATATGGCGATGGCTTGCAGGATTGGCTGGCATGCGGTGCTGATCTGGTTCCAGATTCCCATGAACCATGTGGCGAAGCTGTTCCAGAGTCGTTTGCCCGTTTCGGTTTGGGTGAAGAACCATGTCAGCGCGCCGACGACCGCGCCGATGGCCACGACAAGCATGCCGATCGGATTCGCATCCAAGGCAGCGCTGAATGCCAGCTGCACGGCGGTAGCAGCCTTGGTCACCGCGCTCCACGCCGATTGAGCTGCCTTGACAATATTGAACGAGCCGGCGAGTTGCTTCAGTGCTCCAGCCGCGCTTCCCGCGTCGGAGATCTTGCCAATCAAATCGAACGTGGCCGTAGCGGTCTTCTCCACACCGGAGGCAGTCGCGGAAATGGCCTTCAGTCCACCGGAAACTGTCTTCAGCCCGGCCGAGACGATATCCCAGCCTTTGACCGCGAGCAATGCAATGGTGATGGCTTTCAACGCGCCGGATACCAGTGCGCCGTTCTGCTGCGCCCACTGTCCGACCGACTGCAGCCAGCCTCCCACCGTCATGAGCACGCCGGTCAAAGTGTTCAACAGTCCGGCGAAGCTCTGCGCCGCGGAACTGGCGGTGCGCGCGCTGTCGTTGAAGCCGAAGGCCTGCGAGACCGCGGCCGCCAACACGGAAACCAGCGAGCCCAATCCGGAGATGACGCCGGTCAGGCTTTCAAGGAACGGCTGCAACGCGCCCGTCTCGATGAACGTGTTGACGAACGTCTTCGCCCATCCCGCCGCGTTCGACAACGCCTGCGCGACCGAAGCGACCACTCCCGCGAGCGCGCCGGCGGTTGTGGAGAACATTGTGGCGGCTTCGCCGCCATTGTTGAGTCCGCCTATGAGTGATGTGATTGCGTTCCAGAGGCCAGTGAGTTGGCTTTTGAGGCTGGCCGTCGCCGAGGCGAGCATCTGGAAGCCGGGGATGTTGGAGATCGTGTCGCCAAGGTTTTTGAGTTTCGCCTGTGTGGCGGGTATCGCGTTCTCGAGACCTTGTTGGAGTGCCGCTCCGACTTTTTGCAGGGTTGGTGTGACGGCTGCGGTGAATGTATCGATGAGTGGGATGGCTTGGTTGAACAGGCCGCGTAAGCCGTCGAGGACTGGTGTGGCGGCTGTTTCTCCGAGTCGGCTCAACGCGGCTTTCACGTTGGCCAGGGCGCCGGTGAATGTGGTGCCTGCGGATAGTGCGGCGCCGCCTAGGCCTTCCTGCATGGCGTCGGCGAAGGTTTGGAAGTCGATTTTGCCGTCCGAGACCATGTCGGACACTTCGGCGCTGGTCTTGTTCAGATGCTTGCCGAGCATTTGGAGGACTGGGATGCCGCTCGACATGAGCTGGAGCATGTCGTCGCCCTGGAGTTTGCCTCGGGCGGCGATGGAACCGAAGATCATGCCGATGTCAGTGAGGCTTCTGCCGCTGATCTGCGCGGTGTCGGCCACGGTCTTGAGGATCTTGGTGAGCTGGTCGCCTTCCTTGATGCCGGAGGCGGACAGGCTGGCCGCGACGGTCGCGGCGTCGCCCAATCCGAACGCGGTGCCCTTGACGGATGCGAGCGCGTCGTTCATGATTTCGGTGACGCTCGCGCTGTCGTGGCCGAGGCCTTTGAGTTTGGCTTGCGCGTTCTCGATGTTGAGGGCGCGGGTGAAGCCGCCTTTGGCGGCCAATGCGGTGATGCCGCCGGCGAGGGTGGCGATCGCGCCTGTGCCGACCTTGCCGATTTTGCCGAATGCTCCGCCGATCTTCGAGATGAGGGTGCTGGAGCTTTTCTTGGAGGCTTTGTTGACGGCGTCGCCGATGTCGCCTTCGATGCTTTTGCCGAATCCTTTGCCGGATGGTTCGACGTGGACGTATGCGACGCCTATGTCCTGTGCTGCCATCGTGTTTCCTTATTCGTAGGTTGGGATTCCGATGGCGGTCGGAGTCAGAGGTCGTCGTTGATGTGGAAGTAGGCTTTGAGCCGTTCCCTGTCCTCGCGTTGACGGCGGGTGAGGTTGTGCGTCGGGGTTGGCGGGCGGAGCGGGTCGTGCTCGTGGTCGAACCATGGGCGTTTGCGTTGTCCGGACAGCGTCCAGACCGCCTGTTCGGCTCCGTCGGGCGCGTAGACGGCGTTCTGCAACGCCATCCACGAGTGGCTCGTATGGTCTTTGAGGATTTCGCGGGTCAACGCCCAGGCGAGTCCCCAATCGACTCGTGGACGTTGGCCTTCAACCCATTCCCGGAAGCGTACGGGCCTGTAGATCTGCCCGTACGCTCGGATCCAGTCGTAGGCTAGTGCCGCGCGATTGTTGTTCCAGAGGTGGGCGAGGTAAACGCTTTTGGGTCCAGTCCGGATTCCTCGGCCCACGCCTTGATGGTCGCGGTGAGGTAGGCCAGCGGACGTTTGGTCTTGCGTAGCACGTTCCAGAAGTTCGGCTGCATCGTCTGGAAGTAGGCGAGGAACGTGCTCACGCAGGCCGTGGTTTCCTCGTCGGACAATGCGGGCTTGCTTTTGACCAGGAGGATGGCCTGGACGAGTTCGATGGGCAGTTCCGCGTTGTTGAGGTTCGGCAGGTCGAGTTTGACGCCGGCGACCTCGAGGTGCACGTCGGGTTTGAGCTCTTCCGCTTCGGTCAGATCTACGTCCACGACATGGTATTCTTTGTCGCTCATGTTGGCTCCGTTCTAATGGTTGGCGGTTGAATGGGTGTCCCGTGCGGCCGACCGCCATCGGCCGCACGGGAAGAATCAATGGGTCACTTGGCGTCTTCGGTGACGAGGCCCCATGCGTGGAACTGTTCGCCGTTGGTGCCCTTGAGCATCTTGAACGTCATGCTGAAGTTCATGATCTCGCTGGATTTCAGGCTCACGTCGTCACGGTCGCTCACCTTCGCGTTGGTGCCGTACAGGAGGAACGGACGGTCCTGCTGGTCGAGCGCGACCAGCACGAGGATCCACTCCTTCTTCAATCCGGCGCCCTTGATGCTGATGCCGCCGTCCGAATCGACGTCCACGTCGAAGTAGGCCGACACCACATCCTTGCGGCCCTCCATGGCGGCGAGCTGCAGGGTCCAGTAGCCCGGATCCGTGTCGGACAGCACGATGTCGCCGTTGTGGGCCTTGTAGTCGGTGCTGTCGCCCGGTTCCGGATGCAGTACGGCGCCGTCCTCCGTGGAGTAGCCGATCGGCTTCTTGCTTGCCGGCGGGGTCCAGGCCACTCCGGTCGGAGCCACGAACGTGCTGTCGCCCTTGGGGAACAGGAACAGCGCGTAGTTCTTGATCAGGCGCACGTTGCCTGCGGTGTTGCCGCTGGACACGTACCCGTAGTCGGTCGCGCCCTGCGCGGCGACGGTGGTTTTTTCGTTGTTGTCAGACATTCGTCTGCACCTTTCCGTTCTTCGCGTGTGGCGGCACGTTGTCTTTGGTTGTGTTTCAGTTGACGGTGACCTCGAGCAGGAGCACTCCGTACGCGCACACCAGCCTCTTGTCCTCGTCAGTCATGCGTACCGGCCCGGATTCGAGTGACGCGTCGATGAGCGGCGCGACGTTTCCGAGCCCGATGATCTCCCTCGCGATGTCGGCCCACAGGCGTGCGGCCTTGTCCCAGTCGCCCGTATGGTCCTCTCTCATGCAGCGCACGCTCAGCCGCAGCCGCACGTACTGCGAGATTGGGGTGCTCATGCCTTGCATGGAGTCGGCCAGCGTGGCTTCGGTGAAGGGAGGTTCGAGGTCGCTTCGTTCGATGGTGTCGAACGTCACGTCCGGGAACAGTGTCCTCAGTTTGGGCAGGAGCAGGGGTTCCGTGCGCCGGGGAGTGACCGGGATGCTCATACGCGCATCCTTCCGAGCGTGTCCTCCAACGTGCCGTGCGCCTTCTCCACCGGTGCCGGGCAGATGATCGCCACGCCGCTGCGGTTCTTGCCGTCATGGTCGCGGACCATGCAACGGTCATCCTCTACGGCGGCCTCGGCCGCGTCCCTCATGCGCGAGCGCAATGTCTCGTTTTTGAGGACCTGTTGGCTGAACGCCTTGCGGTTGAATACGAATCTGCATCGTTTGGCCATGCTTATCCTTCCCGTTCGCCCACGGTGATGACGTCGCCGATGTGGCGTCCGTGGAGATTGTTCCACACCTGCGGCTTTCCTTTGACGGGCAGGAGGATGCCTCTGACTTTGATCAGGTCGGTGGCTTGGATGCCGGTCGGTTGGTTTCCGCGGATGTGGATCGTGTATTCGATGGTCTGCGGGCTGGCGTTCTCCTCGGTCTGGTCGGTGGTGGAGGTTGGCGCGACCATCGCCTGGAACGTGCCGGCGCGGACGGGTTTGCCCTGGATGGGGTTGCCGTCCGTGTCGGTGGTGGACTGGCCGCGCCACACTTCGATGGTTTCCACTAGGACGTCTCCCCCGTTGCCATGTCGACGCTGAACGCGCGCTGAGCGTTGATGCCAAGGATGCGTTTCTCGTCGTCGCGCAGCCAGAGATCGCCGGTGGGCGCTCCGAAACTGTATTGTTCGCTGAAGCTGCCGGTGGTCTGGTTCATCTGCGTGATGCCGCCGGGAATGTCGTACGGGTCGGCCTGCATGATTCTGCGGACGATGTCGCAGGTGATCTTCGTCAGCAGGCGTGGCCGTTCTTTTTGGAGACGTTGCCAGTTCGGGGATCGTTCCTTGATGTAGTCGGTCACGTCCGCGAGATGCGTGTCGGCCTTCTCACGTTCCTCGTCGGTGAGTTTGTGCCACCTCTGTTCGAGGTCGACGGAGGTGGCGAACACGTCTGGTTCGACAGTCATGTCGGACTCCGTCAGGCGGTGAGCAGGACGAAGCGGTTGATGTCGCGGATACGGAAGCCGACCTCGATTTCGATTCGCACGGCGAACATGTTGTGCTCCCACAGGTTGACCTGCTTGCCGTCGATGGTGATGGACGCCTGGTCGGAGATGCTGGTCTGCATTCCTTCGACGGAACCCCATGCGGCGGAGGAGAATTCGCCGCACACGCCAAGGATCTCTGCCTTGGCCGGTCCCGGTGTCTCGGATACGGCGGGCACGTGAACGCCCTTGCTGATGTAGGTGCGGTTGCCGAGCACGGTGCTCACGTCGGAGGCGGCGGTGCCGTCGAGGAACAGGGGGCGTCCGTTGTTGTCGGTCGCCTGCCGGAGCACACTGCGACCCTGGGTGCTCAACGCCCAACCGTCCACGGTTCCATCCGCTTCGGACACGAGGTCGTCGGCTTTGTTCAGGTTCTTCCACACGTCCTTGCCGATGCTGACGGTCTGCGCGCTCTTCAGGGTGTCGAAGTCCGCACCCGGAGCGTCGACGAGACCCATGATGGTCTTGTCAAACGTGCGGGCGATGGCTCCCGGACCCTTCGCGACCACTTGGTCGTAGAGAGCGCCGAAGTCTCGGCGGAACTGGTTGGAGAACGGCATGATGACCGCGATGGTGTACGGCAGCATGTCCTTCTTACCGAAGGTGACGCCACTCTTCGGCTTCTCCGCACCCTCATTGACCCATGCGGCCTCCGGATCGCCGATGATGATCGGCACGCGAGAACCGTTGCCGGGCAGTTTCATCTCCGGCACGAGCTGCATGAACGCGCTCTTGTATTTTGCGGTCTGCAAGATCTCCGCCTGGGTTTCAGGGGTGAGGTCTAGACCGTTGCTTTTTCGGGTCATGGACGGATCTGTCATGGTTTGTCCTTTCAAATGAATGTTGTTTGCTGGTTGGCTCACAGGAGCGTGTTGCTCATGGCGTTGACGAAGTCCTCGCGGCTGGAATGTTTAGCCTTGGCCTGTCCGGTGCGGGCGCTCTGGTCCGCAACCGTGCCGCGGGAACGCATGTCGGCGAACACCTTCATGAGTTTCTCGGCGTATTCGCCAATCTGCTTCTCGTCGTCGCCCGCGAGGACGCTCGGGTCGGTGATGCCGTGTTTGGCCGCGACGTTGGCGCGTATCGTGGAGAGCTCCTTCTCGTGTTCGGCCTGTTTGGCTTCGCTTTTGAGCTTCTCGTTCTCCTCGAGCGCCTTGGAGAGTTTCGATTCGAGGTCGGCAGTCTGTCCGGCCTTCTCCTTGAGCTCCTCGTAGTCGCTTTTCCTGCCGCGTTCCCTGCCGAGACGCTCGTTGATTATGCGGTCGACTTCCTCCTGGGTGAAGGTCCTCAGCTTCGCGTTGTTCACGTCCTTTGGGGCCGGAGAGTGCTGTTCCGGCTCCTGTTGGCCGTCCGCGCCGGTCTGGTTTTCTTCTGCCATGGTTGGTGGCTCCTTTGCTTGTTCTTGGTTTCCACGCCTGACGCCGGCGAGTTGACGGCCATTCTTGTTGGTTTCGCGCATGGCTGCGCCCCGCCCCATCGCTGGGGTGTGAAAGGTAAAAGAAAAGCCATCACGTTTCGACGTGATGGCTTTCTGGGATTCAGAGATTTCCCAGCGCTTTTCTTCGCGCGTATTCGGACCGCAGCTCGTCGGTCGACACATAGTCGCCGACGGACCAGCGCTTCTTTCCTTCGTTCCTGACCCATTCATATTCGTCCTGTGGCATGGAGATATCGCCATACTTGCGTTTGATTTCCGCAAGATGGCGCTCATCGGTGACTTCCTTCAAATCACCGGGCATAAACGTGAAACGGTCGGAACGATCCATAGGCTCAATCATAGCAGTCTCAGATAAACGATCGGTCTGCCGTCGGATGCTCCAAGCCCTTCGAAACGAAGAGCCCTTCCTCTCGGCAGAAGAATTTCGTATTCTCCCGGATGCTGAGTGATCGGCTCCACATATACGCCGGCGCTTCCCGGCGGTACCAGGATTCTTGTGGCGATGCGGTCTTCCCCATCAACGTCAATGCCTCCCTCCTTGATGCTGGTGGCCATGTAGCCGATGTGTTCGAAGGTGCGACCGGTATTCAAATCGAAAAGCGACTCCATGTCGTTGACGTGGAACGTCGACAACCGCATCTGCCTGTCGACCGTGAAACGTTCTCGGGTGATATGGTCGGATATCGCTTCGTCGATGCATTCGACCTGATGGATGACGTCTTTCGACGGGTTTCGTCCGCCGAACAGGTAGCCGTTGATACTTTTGTAGCTGTCTCCGGTCCAATCCATCAAAGCCGCGATCTTCTCGTCGTTGGAGAATCTATCTCCAGGCATCCTGACGCTATAATCCGACAATCTCGATAGTTCGGAAGCGCTGATTGGAATCGATTTGCCGCTCCATCGAATCGTCGGTTGGGCAGTCACACCATCATTGACCTCATCGTGATAGATGCGTCTCAATTGGGCTAGCGTGTCACGCCAGTCGCCGTCATCGCCGGCCGCAGCCTTGGCTGCCTGGTACATTTCACGATACTTGTCCGGATCGTATCCTTTGAGTTTGCTGCTGCCCCAGCTTGGCACGATGTCGCAGTCGCAGTCCGTATGGTATTGCATCTGCCGTCCGGCGGTGTCCTCGCTCAGGTAGGCGAAGCCACGCGAGGCGAGCATAAGGCAGAACGCGCATGTCTTAGCCCCTCGCGGCACACGCGCCCAGCGAGGCTTGGTGGGATCGTTGGCCACAGCCCTCTGCATGGTCAGCCGCCCGACGGTCTGAATCAGATTCTGCACGTATTCCAGCGCCTGCTCCTCGTCAGCGAACGTGGGCCACAGGTCGTCGATGGTTCTTCCGGCGTTGTTGTGAACGGCTCCGTTTTCATCTGGAATGACATCCTTGTAGTGCAATCCCATGAAGTCAGTGTTGTTGAAACCGCCTTCCATCTGCCAGACCGCGCGGTCGGCGGTGATGGAAGGCGGCTCGTATTCCGGCATATCGATTCCGCCGTACTGCGCCCACAGGTCGCGTACGTGGCCGTAGTAGTCGGATGCGAGCCTGCTGGCGGCGTCGGCATACCGGTTGATCTCCGCTTTGATGAGCTCCTGGCTTTCACCGTCCCAGACGAGGCCCGAGACACTGTTGCCGGCCTCCTTCTGCAGGCGGCTCATGGTGTCCGTGTAATCCTCGTACAAATCATTGAGGTCGAGTTCAAGCCTTCTGCGTCGTTCCGGCGGCAGGTTCAGACTGTTCGGGCTCATTCATACCGCCTTCCCTCGCCGCCGTATCGGTCTGCTGCTCCGTCTGTTGGCGCATGCCTCGAATCTGATCGAGTACCTGACCGGCCTGGGCCTTGCGCTGGTCGGCCTTCAGCCGGACGATCTCGCTTCGGCTCAATCCGGCGCGTGTCATGCCGACCTCGCTGTTGGCGAACGAGTCGATGCTTCCAGCGAGCTTGCTGAATGCGTCGGCGCTCATGGAGCTCGACGGCGTGTTCGGGTTCTTCCAGTCGACCTGCAGTTTCATCAGCTCCTCGTCGGGCACGGATGGATCCTGCATCCGTGCCACAAGACGGGCTGCCTGCAGGATCGATTCACCGAAATCCCGGTCGCAATGGCGCGCCTCGATAATCAGGTCCTCACGTTGTGCCTCGGTCGCGTCGGCGGACGTCGGGTTCGCGTCGGACACGATGCCTAGCGAGCTGGCTGGAATGTTCATCGCACTGGCGAACATCGCCGCCCAACTTTTCAGCATCGTCAGATGCGGGTCCATACTCGACGCGGCCAGTTGCGTCACGGTCGGGGACTGCCCGTCGATGTCCTTGCTGATCATGTTGTAGCGACCCATATAAAGCTTTAACGCGTCGTCCGTGCCCAACGAGGCGAGTTCTTCGGAAGTGCCTGTCAGCAGGATTTTTGGGAACGCGTAGAATTCGGCATTCGCTTCGGCGCGCACGATGGTGCGGTTCGCGCCGTCGATGATGGCCATAGCGTCCCGGCTGATGCGGGAGCGTCCGAACGGTTTGACCTCGGTAGCCTTGTAGGCGAGGCGGAACACGCTGCACTCGTTGTCGATGGTGGGTTGCTCATCGTCCACGCGCCACCAGTAGCCGAGACGGCGCTGCACGCTGATGTTGCGGTCGGGCATGTAGAGCACGAGTCCGGTGGCCTCGTTGTTGTCGTCAACGTCGGTGATGGCCATGCACGCCCTGACCCGCCGGTTAGGGTAATCCCAGACGGCGGCCGAGCTTTCCGCGGTATGCGTGCGGATGAGCGGTCTTCCTTCGAAGTCCCGGACGACGCTGAGGAACGAACAGCCGTGAATGAGCGCAGTCTGGATGGCCTGCTGCAGAACGCTAGTGAATCCGATGCGGCTCATGAAGTCCTGCAGTTCGAACGGGTCGTCCACGCCCGGCGAGACGAATCCCTCGAACACGCAAAGCTCAGCGAGCATATCCACAGCCTTGCGTGCCCACCCAAGCGGCGTGTAATGATCCTTGATGGACTTCGGCACAGTCAGTCCAAAATCAACCAGTGGCTCCTTGGCTTCGTAGTAGGCGGTGAGTGTTCGGTTGCGGCTCGCGTGGCGCGTCCATACCTCGGCGAGTTCGCGCAGCAGCGCGTTCTCCTCACCGGAGAGTCCGTCGATGTGCGTCGGCACGACGAGTTTCGGCACCGTTCCGGCTCCTCCCGTAGGTTTCCACCCGTCCGGCGCTGCCGTTGTCTGGATGTCGCTCATTTAGATTCCTCCGATGATCTGTCGTCTTCCGGGATGTCGGAGCGTCGTGAACGCCCCGTACAGGGCGAGCGTGGTGGACACGAGCGGCGTGATGTCGACATCACTGCCGAGTTTGTTCCAAGCGATCGCGCCGGACTGTCCCAATGGACGCGTGGTCGCACCCTTGACGGCCGCGGCCAGCTGCGGCTGGTATTCGTCCCGCGGGTGCTTGAGCGTTCCGGCTTTGAGCATGTCGAGGAACCGGCCGCATGCTCGGCCCATCTCCTGCATGTTCGTGACCGTGACCTTCACATGTGCTTTCTTCAGTTCCGGCAGCAGGCTCATGGCGGGCGACTGCGCGTCGATGACCACGCTGGCGGTCTTCGGCCAATGTTCGGCGAGCCAGTCCACGGCCCACATGGTTCCCGCCTGCCGCGCGTCCTTGATGTTCGCCATCTGGACGATGGCCGAACCGTCCGCGTATCGTAGCGCCGCTCCGATGGTCAGCACGCTCCTGTCCGGAGGCATGTCGATGCCGAAGCTCACCGTGCCGCCCTCGGGCACGTCGTCGACGGCCGCGGCCTGCCACAGGTCGGGACTGATGGCGTATGCGGTGGCGGTCTCGTCCCATATGCCAAGCGCCTCACGACGGAATGAATCGTCCGACAGGTTGTTGCGCATGCGCATGATTGCCTGTTCGCTTGTACGTTTCGGATAGCTGGGATTCGCTTTAGCCCACTGTTCGCGGTCGTCCAGATCCGCGTCCTTGTCGGCGGCGAGCTCCACGTAGAGGAGGTTTCCGTCATGGTTCAGCGCGTGCATGCGTTTCTCCGTGAACGCATCGCACTGGTCTCCCGGCTTGGGTGGATTGCCCATATACACGACCAGGGGGTTAGGACTCGTGTTCAAAACCGGAATCATGTTGTCCATCGCGCGCACTGTGAGGATCTGCGCTTCGTCGAACACGGCCACGTCCACGCTGTGCAATCCTCGGCCGAAACCGTTTTCGCGGGCGCCGAACATGATGCGGCTGCCGGACGTGAACGTGATCTCCTGTTGGCCGTTTGCTCTGCGGATGCGTTCCACGTACCGGCCGAGCACTGGATTGTGCTCCATCTCGCACATGTCCGCGAATGTCTCGTCGCTGGTGCGCGTATGGTGGGCGGTCCAGATGGCCTTCAGGTTCGGCGTGAGTATCGCCTTGAGGAACAACGCGGTGCCGACGGTGAAGGTCTTGCCGATCTGCCTGCAGCTGGACAGCACGGCGCCGTCCGCGCCACACGCATACTTGCCTTCCGCGTTCTTGGCGAACAGAAGCCACAAGAAACCCTGCTGCCACAAGTCGAAACGGATGCCGGCCTTGCGCGCGGCTTTGTTGATTCGCGTGAACTCGCTGCCGACGATGCCTTCCGGCTGGCGGAGGACCTTGGCGATTTCAGACAATCGACGCTCCGACATCGTCCGTCACCTCGTCTTCCTCATCGTCCAGCAGGTCGGTCAGACCTCCGCCTTGGAGCGATTCGATGCGTTCGCATACGTCGATGAGCTGGCGGCTGATCGCGGGCAGCGCGTTCGCCGGCGTCGTGGGATCGGCCATGGCCTTGAACAGCAGGTCACGGTTGTCTCGCAGTATGTCCAGCATGCTGCCGTCCATCATCCGTTCGAAGCTCCGCTGGTCGAGATCCTGCTCCGGCTTCTGTTTCGTTTCCACGGCTTTGACGGGCGGCTTACTGTTCCGGTCCTGTGCGGGCCTGTTCTTTTTCCGACGATAATCGGCTTTCTGGCGGCAGGATTTGGAACAGTACTTCTGAGGCCGCCCGTGGCCGGAAGGCTGGAATTCCTTGCCGCAGAGTTCGCACTTCATCGGCGTAATCCTCGCTTTCCGACCTTTCGTTGTTTCCCCTGTTTCCGACGTTTGAATCCGCGGGGAGAAATCGGCACTGCACCCGAGGCGACCGGAAGGGGGTATACCCGGGGTCCCCGCCCTGGTCATCGGAGGTCAGATACCGAACGTTTTGAACGGCATCGAACTTGATTTCACTTCCTGTCTGCCAGCCAGCAGCGCTCGTGCGTGTTCGTCTGTCTTGTCGCTCTTCATCCTGTTGCATCTGCGGTGCGTGAGCCTGCAGTTAGTGAAGCTGTATGGATTGCCACCGCGTGAGACTGGTATGAGTTCGTCGACTTCGGCGCTCATCGGATGTGGTGTCTTCAATGTCTTGTCGACTGGCTTGCCGCAGATGGCGCACACGTCGTATGCGGCCAGCACTCTTGCCCTGAGCTGTCTGCGCCGCCAGCCGTTGCTGACGCGCTCGTTGCGCCGCTTGCTCATGTGGCCTCCCCACATGCATGAGCCCCGGGGTGCCGTGGATTTGCCGACGACTGTCTTCGCTGTCGGCTTGCCGGAATGCCGACAGCGAGACCCGTATATGGCCCCTCCCGTGTCTCGCGGGGGCTCCCCATCATCTGCGAATACCCATCCCGGATTTGTCAATACCCCCACCCCGGTTTTGTTTCATACCTCGGAGTCTTTAAACATTCGGATTCGCACGCCTGTTCTTGCGTGCCTCCTGCCGCCGTCTTATAGCGGCAGGCATCTGATAGACATAATTCAAAAACGTTGCAAGAAATCCGAGCATATCATCAGCATCCTCCTCACTGACCGGTTCAGTGAAATCGCCGTGAGCCATGTCATTGCCGAGATAACGTATCTCATGCGCCTCATCTTTAATCTGCTCGCTGATCACGCCATTGGCTGCCAGCTCATCAATTTTCGAAGCGAGATTGCCTTTCGTCACTTTCTTGTCTTTGGCCGTCGCTTCAAGTACGCTGCGGGCCATAAGGATCGCAGCTCGATAGGAACGAATACTAAAGCAGGCATATGCCTCGCTAGCAGCATCTGCGATATGTTGCGGCACGTCTTCGAACTCCTTTCCTAAAGGCTCATCTGGGAGCCAAACGAACGGTTGACTCCCGTCGTTCTTAGAAAATACCGAATTCGCATCGAAACGATCAAAGCCATCGTCTACATACGCAGCCATTAATGCGATATTCGGATATCCGCAATAATCACATTTGAAGAAAGCAGCCCAAATCGAATCCTTATCGGTTTGATATGAGTCGCCCATTCTGGTCATGTGCGCAACTTGATGACAGTGCCAGCAGGTTCTTGAAGCCATGCCATTGATTCTACGCTTAGGTGCCTTCGGCGGGATTCGAACCCGCGTCCACACGCGGCCACAAGGAAGAGAATCCAATAAAGACTCGCGGCCGGTACGATCTACCACTGATTCCTACGAAGGCATGGACAGGCGATTTGAGCTTCACCACATCACGTAAGCACGGGATTGGCTTGCCTGCCACTGTTGGTGTATGCCCACTCTGACGTGGAGCGGGCGGAGCGTGTCCGATATGCCGCTCGGACAGGACGGGCAACAGCCCAGGGAGTTAGGAGAATCCAAGGTGGATATGAAAAGGGTTCAAACCAAGTCACCTCGGTTTGAACCCTCTAATCCACTGACAATTATGCCTTGCACTTCGAGAAACGTCAAATCGAGTCGCGTCGGGAAAGCTGCCTGTGCACGTCGGCGAGACGGTAGAGCGGCTGTCCCTTCCCGTTCTTGCCGGCTGGTTGGATCCTGCCACGACTGCGCCACGAGTAGATCGTGTTCACGACGCATTGGAACCCGCATTCGCGCAGGAGTTCGGCACATTCCCCTGCCGTGAACGCTTTGCCGGATGCGATGCACTCCTTCAGGAAGCCAAGCCGCACGTCCACCACGCGGTAAGTGCCGCCGCATACGGGGCAGGTGACCTCGACCGCGTCGATGGGCGCCGACAGTTCGACACCGCACAATGGGTTCGGGCATCTGCCGATGCCGTGCTTGGAAGGCGGCACGTCGATGATGGACAAGGTCTTGCGCGCCAATGATTCCCAGTCGTGCCAAATGATGTCGATGTCCGGAATCCGGTTCAACCGTGGACATGCGGCGCAGACGCTCAAACATTCCAGCAGGGACGGGTGGATCCGGCCGTTCGCCCATGGCATCGCCGATGGCGCGTACAGTCTGCGCCACAATGCGACCGCCATGTCCCCGACCTCCTGCATGTGGTCGAGCACCGGCAATCGGATTGGCGTCGGCGCGGCTGGAAGGTTGACGCGTCCAGGCTGGCGGCCTCCGTAGTGCGCGGTCGAGTCCAGGAACTCATGCAGCGAATCCAACCATGATGGATATTCCCGCAGCCAGCCGCGCATCAGCCCATCGCATCTCGCGCACATGGTGTCGCCGACAGCGCATCCTCCGCCGCAGACGAGGCACACGCCGGCGAGCGCTGGCTTGTTTTGGTTGGTTTGTGCTGGTTGTGTCTGGTTTGGTGTTGGTTGGGATTCGTTGGTTGGTTCGTTCATTTGTTCGATTCCCTCCGGCGGGTGTAGTCTGGTTTGTGGTGATGCCAGGAGCCCGGCCGGAAGGTCGGGTTTCTTGTTATTCGTGGTGTTGTTGGATGATTGCTTTGATTTCCTCTTTGGGGACTTGAGGAACCAGTGGCGAGATCTCATCGAGGCTGTATCCGGCCTGATGCCATTTGACGATCATGTCCATGAGTATTTTCTTCATTTGTATTCCTCCACTGCGTTGCATCCGATGTATGTGCCTCGGTCTTTGAGGCATGCCCACGTCACGTCTCCCGTCTTGACTGTTTCCATTTGAAAATCGTGGTGGGTGGCCGTATACCACTGCATGAAGATGCATGTGCCGATGGTGAGGAAGATGATGAGCATGCAGGTGATGACGGTGCAGATTATTGTCTTCTCGGTATTGGTCATTTGGTCTCCAGATATGGGTTTTCTGTGGTGTGTGGCGGGAAGTCGCATTCCTGGTCTTTCCATCCGGCTGCGTAGCCTTCCTGCCATGCCTTGCGGCGCTCGTGTTCCAACCATTCACGGCTGTACATGGTTTCCGGTTCGTCGTGTCTCATGATTTCTCCTTTTTAGAAAAGTGTTTGCTGTTCGCTGTCTTCGGATTGCGGCCATCCGAAATCCGATAGGTCATTCACCGGCAGTCCGGCCCACGGATCAGGATTGCCGGGCACCGGCCGCATTTTCGGAAAACCAGGAAGCGTCGAATAATGGAATCCGTTGTCGCCCACTTCCGCCGGCTTGACGCTGACGGGCATCAGGCCGCATTCGTGCGCGCCCAAATATTGGCCGTCCGGACTGATGCCTAATGGTCCGGCGACGGTTTCCAATCTGACGATGTCCATGTGGGACACGTGCCGGATGCGGATAAGCGGCCTGTCAAGGATGATCGCAGTGACCAGGTCGTCGCCTTCGATGATTCCCGCGTCCCATGACTGCCAGACCACGTCCCTTTCGCTGAAAATCCACCGGCCGCATGAGCACACGACCGGAAAGAGATGCGCTGGATTGCCTTCCGGGGCGAACCGGCGCATCCACTGCGGCGGTTTCCGGCTCATCCCATCATCCGCTTCCAAAAACCGTCGGACGCCGTCACAAGCCGGTATCCACAGTATGGGCAGGTGGCATAATATGCGCCGACATGTTCTCCGCAATGCGCGCATTCGATAAGTCGGATTGCCTTGCTCGTTCCAGTCATATTCTTCGACATAGTCGACCCCTCCTTAGCTGAGGCTTCGTTTGATTGATTTCCAGATCTGGTCGAGTTCGGCATCGGCCAAACCGCTATCCCTACCGCGCTTCAGCAGGTCATCGTGAATCTGCCGTTCGTTTTCCGGATGATTCTTCAGCCGTCCGTACGCCCACGCATGCAATGTGCTGTTGCGTTGGCCCTCCGGCACCGGCGTCATATCCGGCATGCCATTGGAAATCGACGTGGCACGCCTATCGGCCATGACATCGTCCAAGCTCAAAGCGGGCGCCTCCGGCTTCGGCTCGTTCGTGTAACCGAAATCCTTGAGCATGCGCATGACCGCCTCGCTCGCCTCCGGCACCACGCCGGCGGGCAGATCCGCCAGCTCATACCGTTTGCCGTCGATGACGCTGCCAGGGCCAAGCACATAACCCCTATTGCTCACACGCAGGTCGATCGGCAGATTCTGCTCATGCACCGCGTTCTTCAGCAAGCCGATATCCATGCCGGCCGGCATGCGATAGTACAGGTGCACGCCATGCGGTGTTTTCGTGACCAACGTGGCCGGCAATTTATCGGTACCGTAGTCGCCCGTCAACGCCTGCAAGCACTGCCAACCGTCAGGACCACCATCCTCGGACGGCTTGTCGCAGTCGATGACGAAACAGTCGCCAAGCGGAACGACCGCATAACGACTCATCTGACCGGTGATAAACGATGCATCCACGTGGCTATCGTCAGACGGATTCAACCGCTTCCACGACAACGACACCTTCCCGTCGACCGGACCTCCGGCCTTTCGTGCCTTGCCTTCGCATGGAGCGAAACCGACATGGCCATCCAACGCCGATTCGACGATTCCGGCCAGATCCTGACAATCGCCCACATCATCCAACGGGAGCAGACTGTCAAGAGACGGCTTCGACAATGCCGTCTGCCACCAAGTGTCGGCAGGTTCCGTCTCGTTGTCGAGAGCGGCCTTGCGGTACGCGTCGAAACGGTCACGGTTGACGACGCGGACGACGCGCGGCTGTCCCTTGCCAGGCAATGCCCTGGAACGCGCGTTCTCCAATCCGAGCACGTCCATAAGGGATTGCGGAATGGTCGTGTGGAATTCCTTACGGTAGTCGCCTTTCACGGCAACCGGGTCACCATACTGCTCTTCGTTCGACGAGATCTCGCTGATCAGCCAAAACATCTCATCCGAGATGTTGCGGGCAGGACTCAGATTCACGATCTCCGGCTCGTCCGACCTCTCCCACAGGCGGCACGACAGGACGAAGAACGCTGCGGGATGCCGATGGCAGAAACCCTCGATCGCATGATACTGGTCATACGATCGACCCTTCGACTGGTGGAATTCGACCTTGATGAAACGGCGCGAGTCCGAATTCTCGCTGGAATCGGCGAACTGCATGTTCGTCAGGTACAGCATCGTCGCGGTCGGCGTGACGACACGATACCTGCCTCCCGTCACTCGCGCGTTCATTTGCGAACCGGTCGACAACGCACGCAGCAAAGGAAGCATGTCTTCGGTGACCGCGCACGCCTCATCGTCATAGGCGAACGCCTTGCCATCCATCTCATCGTTCATCGATTCGCGGCCAAGCGTATAGCCGCCGCCTGCGCAGTAGCCTTGCGTGCTGAAGCCGGGGAACACCTTGCCGACACCCAAAACGCCAAGCAACGCCTGACGGGCGATCAGCGTCTTGCCATCACCACCATGGCCGGACAGCACATAGGAAAGCTGCTTGAACGGTTCCAGCCACGGAGTCGCGAACATGCGGCACAGGTTCGCATAGGACTTTTCGTCGACGGTCAGCCATCTGAGGATGCGTTCCGCGTCCTTCAACGCCTGGTTGCCCATGCCAACGGGAGTGAACGTCTGGGTGACGGCGATGTCCGGCTCGTCCCGCAGGCAAACGACCCTGCCGTCGCGGCGCACCCATACGCATGGGTCGCAGCGTACTCCGCGTTCGACTTGTTCGAACCATTGGCTTCGCTTTGCCTCGCGCAGAATCGTGGCCGAATAGAGCGGATTGCGGTCGCTGCTGCGCGCGTTGCCGCCGATATGGTATTCGTCCTCGATGGTTTTGACTGGATGCCAGCTGTTGAGCAGCAGTCGTTCGCCTTCATGGTCGGCCATGTCTGGGTCGCGACGCCATAGCCTGTCCTGTGACGGACAGTAGCGCAAATGGCCTTCGCGGAGTTCCCATATGGCTTTCTGGTAGCCCGCCGCGACGACGGGCTCTTTTTTGCGGTGGTCTTCCTCGGTGCCGCCTTGGCAGACGAGTTGGAGATTGCGGCCGTCGATGGTCGTGACGATCGTGCGGTCGTTCGCTGGCGTGAACGTGAGTTCGAGCAGATGAAAGATTCCTGCGAATCGTGCGGGCAGGCTCTCGGTAAGAATGGGCTCGTATTTGCGGTAGTCTTTCATTTTTCACCTCCTTGTTTGCCGCGTGCCATCGAGTGTGCCGTTCCACGGCCTATACACACAACACAAAAACAACAAAATAAATACATATATAAGAAACAACGGAACATTGGAATAGTTGTATATATATGTTTGGTTTGGTTGGAATTCCAACGATTCCACTGTGCCAAAGTTTTGGCACAGAATGGCACATGTGCCGTTTTCTGATGATGTGAGCTGTTCACTATGCCACCCTGTGCCTTTTCAGAGATTTCCTCTCGAAGAGATTCATCATGTTCGGGGCAGCGTCCGTCGCAGCCGCGACAGGCGTGGCGGACGCTGTAGTCAAATTCGACGGTTTTAGAATTCAGGCTCTCGTCCACTGCCTGCGCCGAGCGCGTTGATGACTTGGTCGACCGGCTTGCCGAGGAGTCCTGCGATCTCCTGCGCGGTCTTTCCCGCAGCGGCGAGCTGGCTTATGGTCTGCCTGTCGCTCGCGGTCAATTCGTTTGGCTGTCCGATGGTGGCCGGCTGGCCGTAAGCGGACTGTTGTGGCTGCTGTGGCGCATACTGCTTTTGTCCTGCCTGCGGGTCGTTCATCGCCGCGTTCAGATCGGACTGTTTCTTCGGCGTGACGACGTAGTCGTAGATCTTCGCATCGTTGTATCCGCGGGTCTTGGCGGGCTGTGTGCGGGCGAACGTGGCTTTCAGATGGTCGCCGACGTTCGGATGGTCGCCGACTCCGGCCTGACGGCATGCGAGGCGCAATTGGCCGATGTTGTAGCCTTTGACGTACACTCCGCGGATGCCGCTGTCGCCGACCCTGTCGGGGTCCTGCAGGCTGGTCTGCAAGTGGATGACGACCTGCGGTTTCGCCTTGCCGTTCGGATAAAACAGTGGTTCGCCGGTGGTGAAGTCTGTCTGCTGTTCCGCGCGGATTTCGACGATTTCGCCTTCCACGCTGGTGCCGATCGGATCGTCCTTGCTGAACGCGCTGGGCGCGCCGCCTTGCATGACGTCGTCGAGGCTTAACGCTTCGGTGGGCTGCTGCTGTGCCTGTTGTGGCCGGTAGCTGGCTCCGCCTTGCTGGGTGAATCCGCCACCGTAATTATTCGTTCCGAACATTGTGTTTTTTACCTTTCTACTTGTTGTTGTAGGTGGATTCGAGCAGCCCGGCGAGCTGCACCCATTTGTCCGGCAATGCCGGATATTGGCTTTGGTTGATTTCGGCGAGGTCGCCGAGCTGGTCGTCCGGCCATGTGCCGCATTGGAAGCAGTGGGTCGGACTGGTCGGCAGGGCGTGTATCCACGCGTCACGCATTTCGACGCCGTCCTCCTGTTCGATGAGGTCGAGGAGGTTGACGATGAGCTGCGCGCGGCTTAAAGCCCATTTGCCGGGTTTCGGGTCGAAGTCGAATTCGATAGGCGATGCGTCGGCGAGGCTGACGCTGTTCCTGGGCAGGAAGTAGATCGCGTTTCTTTTGCATGGTTCGCCGTCGTTTTCCAATCCGATGCCGTACAGGCTCGCCTGTATGCAGTATTGCTGCGATGGCCCGTTGGCTTTGACGTTGCGGATTGTGGTCGTGCCGGTGATTTTCCAGTCGATGGTCGTGTTGTTTTCCGCGTCGTACAGGTCGATGCTGCCGTGGATGCGCTGATGGCCGTGGAGTCCGTGGATTTCGCCCACGTCGACGTGTCTTTCGGCTTCGAAGCGTTTCACGGCCCACGGTTCTCCCCCATCGCCGTCCGGGACGGTGAATTCGTCCTTGCGACTGTTGAAAAGGTGTTCGAATCGTTCGTGGACGCAAGTGCCGATGAATGGCAGCCATGCGGCCGACTGGCGTTTCTCCCATCCTGCGAGTCGGGCGGCGAGGCAGTGTAGGCAGTCGGTGCCGAGCTCCGATGGTCCGATCTCCTTTTGCAGGCTGCGCGGCTGGTTGGTGATGTGGTCTTCGATGATGCCGCGGATTTCCGTCCACTCCGTCGACTCCACCGTGGGTGCCGGCGTCGTTCCCGGTATGGTCTGGTTTGCGGCCATGACGGCTTCAAGGTCGAGTTGTGAGCTCATTTCATGTCCTCCCCGTATTCTTCGTCGAGGCGGGCCCGGAGGAACGCCGCTAGGCTCCCCGTCTCTTGCACGTCGATGATGTAGGCGTCGTCGAGGAATCCTGGTGCTTTGTCGTAATGGTTGAGCGTCCTGCTGAGCGCGCGGCAGACCGCTTCCTGGCTGATCGGGATGCACATTATTCGACCACCAGGCTTGCCGCGCCGACTTTCACACAATCCTGCAAAGCGTTTTCGCCGACCTGTTTGATGATCGCGGACAATGCTTTTGGTTTGATCTGGTAGCAGTCCGCGTACTGTTGGATGGGGAAGTGTTTTTCGAATGCGCCGGCGTCGAGGTTGCGTTTGCCTTTCTTGATTTTCACGGTCAATGGTCCGGCCGCGTATTCGCCGGGCTCGCGGTTCTCCATGAGTTCGGCTTCCAATCCGTCGGCTTCTTCCTGCAGGTCGGCGATGCGGCTTTTCAGTTCCACGTACCGTTTGGCCAATGTTTCGAGGTTCTGCGCGCTCATTTGCTTGTTCCTTTCACGATGATGCTGGTTTTGGTGGGGATGACGCTGGTCTGGTGGTGCGGGTAGGAGCGTCGGTGCGTTTTCACGACGTCGAACGCGGGCATGGTTCGCATGGCCGGCCCCAATGGTCCGCACGTGCGGCAGTACGGCATGTATCCCCTCTGCTTGCTCATTCCACGTCCTCCAAGGTCGATTGCGTCATGCCGTCGTCTTCGGTGGTGTGATTCGTTTCCTCGTACCATCGGCTGACGATCGCGGTGTCGCAGGTCCTTGGATTGCGTAGGAGCCGGCTGATGGCCGCGCCTTCCTTGACGACGTTCTGGCAAATGTCGATGCATTTCGCGACAGTTTCGGCAGGCGTGCCCATCAGACCCTTCTTTTCGATGGTCTGGTCCGCTTTGTCGATGAATGCCGCGGCTGCGTCGCCGATTTTGCTAGCCGCCGGGTAGAGGCTCGCGAGGTCGGCGCTCATGTCCTCGTCGTCGATGAGGGTCTGCACAACGTATTCACTGGTGTTTTTCATGGTGTTTTCTCCTATCTGGGTATGTATTCCTGTTTGAAGTAGATGCTGGCCCTCGTGCATGGCGTGTATGGCTGGCCGTGCCATGTGAGCGGGTCGCCGCTTTTCCGTTTGCGTGGCCTGCCGTGCGCGCCAAGCACGTACTGGTCGGGACGGTGCACGTGCACGCTGGCTTCGATGATCTGCCGGTCGTCCGTGTAGGCGACGCCGTTCAACGCGTCGGTGAACAGTTTCGCCAGATTGTCCCAGTCACGTCCTCGCCGTGTTGCCGTCCAGAACGTGAGCGCCAGACAGACAGGGCCTTCATATGGCGGCAGGTTCGGATACCGGCTGCGCCATTCCGAGTACACGCGGTTCTCGGCTTCCCGCGTCCGCGTCGGGGTGATGCCGTGTCCCTGGTAGACGCGTGGACGACCTTTCGACTGCGGGTCGCCAGGCACGGTGAGCTCGCACACCATTGGCCATTCCGGCAGGCTTAATGTTTCGAGACTCAATCCAGGTCACTCCATTCGGGTGTTCTGCCGGTGGTGAGGAAGCCTCCGCGTCGAGTCCGCGCGTTGACGAGCAATCCCATGTCGGCGAGCCTGTGCACGTCGCCCATCACGGTGCTCCGGGGGATGTTGAGCCGTAAGGCCACCTTGTGGCTGCTGGGCGTCACTCCTTCCATCTGTAGTGCGATGATCGTCTCGTACACGCGTTGGATGCGTGGTTTCACGTCGATGTCACGCCGAGTGCGGCGTCTCATCCGCGTGATGTACTCGCGTTCGTCGTGGAGGAGCCGGTCGAGGTCGATGCCGGTCTCCTGGCTCCATGTCTTCGGCGAAGTGTGGTGGCCGTGGCTTCGGGATGCGCCGAAGTGGATGCTGCCGCGGTTGACCGGAGCGTACTTCATGTGGAGTTGGAGGCTGTTGGCTCCGCTAGGCATGATTGTCGTCCTTTCCGTCGTATTTGGGTGCGAATTTGACGGTCAGCCACAACGCGGTGGCGAGATACACGCCCTCGACCACAAGCGCGCCCGCAAGGCTCCCGCCATGCCAGGTGAGCATGAGCGTCACGCTGGCGACGAGGCCGACGACCGCGAGCAGGAACTTGACCCTGCGCAGCGGATAGTTCGGCCGTTTCGCCTCGCGTTCCTTCCGGTCCTCGATACGGAAATCGTTGTCGGTCATCTGGTGCCTCCCGTTTCGTTGTGGAGTTGGTAGTCGAATGTCTCAAGCTCGCCCGCGGTGATGGATGCGAGCGAGCAGGCGCCGTCGGGCAGGAGTTCCACGAGTTGGGCCCCGCCTTTCGAACTGATGCGAACCGCGTATCCGCTCATGCCGAGCATGACGATGCTCGCCTTCGGCGGTACGGGTGGCGTCAGCAACGTTTCCGCGTCGATTCTCCTGAGTGTCATCACAGCTCCTTGTTGATCGTGTCGATGATGAGGTCCACGAGACCGGTGACGTCGAGGTCGACGTATCCGACGATGTGGCCGAGCGACCTCATGGCCTCCGCATCCACGTCCTTGAATGGGTGGACTATTTCGCCCTGGGTCTCGAACTCGTCGAACACTGCCTGCACGCAGGCCTTGCGAATCGTTTTCATGCCGACTCCTTTCCCTCGTATTCACATGTGCTCTGGTAGAGGTGTTCCTTGAAGTAGGCGATCATCTGCTCCTTCGGATACATGACGATTCGTCCCACCTTCACGAACTTCGGGCCGATGCCCGCGCTACGCCAGTACGCCAGGGTGCCTTCCTTGATGCCGCAGTTGTCCGCGATGTCCTTCGTTGTGTTCATCGGCTTCAACGCCGCCGCCAATGCGGCGAACACCCTGACTTTGTTTCCTTCGAATTCGAAAGGCTGGATTTGGTTGTTCATTGGATTCTCCTTGGATTTTTGATCGCTCCTTCGCATATGCTTGTGATGTTCAATCCGAGCATGAAAGGAGGTGAAATGGATAAGAGCTTTCTTAAAATCGATGGTGTTGTGCTTCCGGGCGCTCCAGATTTCCTTGTCGAACAGTTCAACGAAATCGAGGAGATTCTGAAAGGAATGAAGCCCGGAGAACGCAAAAGCAGAACCTTCATTGCGAGAACCAACGATGACAAAGAGAACATAATCACCGTTTCTCTGCATTGCGGTACCACAATGAGCCTCGACATCATCGATGATGGTTCCGATGCTTATCAAGCGTGTGCGGAACGCTTGAAGAGCTAAGGACCGTTCTCTTAAAATCTCTCGAACCATCTTCTGAATCGCCGTCCGCGAGAGAGAGTTCCAATTCCTCGCGGACGGCTTTCCTTATCGCGCCCAGCATCGCCGGGTGCAGGCGTTCGAACTCCTCAACGGAGATCGGGTTCGTGGATTCGTCCGGTGTCTCGGCCGGAATATTGATGCTCATTTCGGATTCTCCTTTCGATTCATGCGTCAGCGACTTATGATTTTTTGTCTCTGACGAAGAACTCACTGACATCACATCCAATCGCTTCAGCAATTTGATGCAATTCACGAACAGTGAATGGCGATGACGCTGGATATCTAAGCCTCCTTGTCAATGTGACTCGAGGGATTCCAGACTTCTCCGACGCCTCAGAAACGCTGAATTTCGCACTGGAAAGAGCCTTGTCAACTCGTTTTGCAACTGTTGCTGAATACTTCATGCTGTCCATGCTTTGCATACTAATGCCCATTTGGGCAGTATGCAAGTGCGACACGCCCAAACGGGCAGTTGTTAGCAAATTTACAGTCGTTATACTGTCCATATGGACATTAATGAAGCAACAGCTAAAGCAATTGCTGCAGAACGTTCTGCAGCAGGATTAACCATCAAAGAGCTTTCGGAGAAGTCTGGCGTACCAGAGCGAACGCTAATCAGAATGTTGAAAAACGAGCGCGACATCAAAGTAACGCAAATAGCTCAGCTAGCAGAAGTTTTCGGTATTAATCCACATGAACTCATTGAGGAAGCCGAGAAATTCATTGCTAGAGCCGCGCGCAATGAAGCTCGCGAGCGCGAGTCCCAGATCACCGATGATCTCATCGACCGTATCGCCGCGCATCCGGAGAACTTCGACGTGGCCGCAAGCAAGGATCCGAACAAGGCTCTCGAAGCGGAAACGACAAGAGATTGAATTTTTAATGCAAATCAACCAAGGAAGAAGGAAACCATGTACAGGAAAACAATCGCAACGGCCGTTGCCGGTCTGCTCATTCTCGGGCTTGGCGCATGCGGCAACGCCAGTGACGCCAAAAGCGCCGACGCCAGCAGCACGAGCCAATCGCAGACGACGAAGAAGCCGGCAGAGAAGAAGCCGGTAGAACAGCCTGCGGATCTGACCGGCACGTGGAAGCAGACCAACTCCGGCAGCACGGATTCCTGGATGGAGGCCGAGATCACGGCCGACACGATCACCGTCCAGTGGGTCAGCGACAACGGCGATACGAAGAGCCTGTATTGGAAGGGCTCTTACAATGCGCCGGACAAGGCCGGCGACTGGAAGTGGACGAGCCAGGGAGACACCGCGGCGATGCAGGCGTCCCTGCTCGGCTCGCAGGACACCACCAAGGACTTCACCTACACCAAGGCGGACGGCGTCAGCTGGGAGACCACCGCGATGGGCACCACCACAGTGGTGAAGACCGCCAAGCAGTGAACGATAGGCTCAGCAAGCCGCTCAAGGCGGGAGCTCCAAGGAACTGGGCCTGCGCGCGTCATACGCGGATTGAACTATTAGAAATAACCGAATAGTTCAAAACCGTTGGAAACATCAACAACAGACCATTTTGTTGACGTCAACAAGATGGTTGTGGAATCGGAAGGAGACAAGCATGGCGGACGAACCACAGAAAGGCCGGATAATCCTCTACCAAGAGGACGGGCGCAACGTACCAGTCGAAGTCACGTACTGGCGGGAGACGTTCTGGCTCACACAGCAGAAAATGGCAGAATTGTTCAATGTTACCGTGCCGACCATCAACGAGCATTTGAAAAACATCTTCTCATCCGGCGAACTGACAGAGACGTCAACCATTCGGAAATCTCGAATAGTTCGACAAGAAGGTTCTCGCCAGGTATCAAGAGAAATCTCTTTCTACAATCTCGACGCAATCATCGCCGTCGGATACCGCGTCAACAGCAGACAGGCCACACAATTCCGCCAATGGGCCACCGGCATCCTACGCGAATACATCGTCAAGGGATTCGCCCTCAACGACGACATGCTCAAAAACGGCAGACCGTTCGGAGACGACTATTTCGAGGAACTGCTCGACCGCATCCGCGACATCCGCACCAGCGAGCGTCGGTTCTGGCAGAAGGTCACCGACCTGTTCAGCGAGGTCAGCTACGACTATGACCCGAACTCGCAGACGGCTAGGGACTTCTTCGCCAGCTGCCAGAACAAGATGCACTACGCCGTCACCCATCAGACCGCCGCCGAAATCGTCATGGATCGTGTGGACGCCGGCAAGCCGAACATGGGATTGACTACTTGGAAGGGCGCTCCGAAAGGACATCCACGGTCCACGGACGTGACCGTGGCAAAGAACTATCTGAACGAACGCGAGATGAAGGCGTTGAACACGCTCACCACCGGTCTGCTGGACCTCGTGGAGGCACGAGTACTGAACCACACCCTCACCAGCATGGAGGAATGCGCCACGCTGATCGACCAGTACATCTCCCTGTCGGGCATGCCGTTGCTGGAAGGCAAAGGCAACCGTGGACACGAGCAGATGAGACGCAAGGCCCTCGACGAGTTCCACAAGTGGGATGCGGCACGAGAAAGCGATTTCGACAGGTTCGCCAAGGGATTGGACGGAACTGGACGGTGAACGACGCCACATTGACGTCCTGGTCGAAGACACTGGGCGTGCGAGTGGAGGAACGCCGGCTGGCCGGAGACAGGTGCGGGATCTACTACGATCCGCTCCGCCTCATCATCCTCGACGAACGGCTGGCCGGATTCCAACGCCGCTGCACCTTGTGCCACGAGCTCATCCATGCCAGACACCACGACCCCGGCTGTGGCAGCCAATACGGGGTCAAATGCGAGCGCCGTTGCCGTAGGGAGACCGCGCTGGCGTTGATCAGTCCGGTGGATTACGGCATGGCCGAGGAGATTTATGAGGGCGCGGCGTGGCCGATGGCGGTCGAATTGGGTGTGACGGTGCAGGTGCTGATGGACTACCGGCAGCTGCTTCATGATTCCGGCGTGTGCATGCAATAGTTATACGCCTTTATACGTGCTTATAGAGCCTTATACCCCTTCGGATTCCTTATAAAAAATGACCCCGGCCACCCGCATACCGCGAGCGCCGGGGTGAAAAACATGTGGGAAGAAGCGCCATGAAAGTGACCATTGATGATCTGTGGCTCAAGAATGACGATGATGGCAATCCGCCGAGTCGCGCGGCCAAACGCTCTTTGGCGAACTCACGCGATCCGATGAAGGCCAATGTGCCTGAGAAGTGGCGTAAAAGCCGTTATGGAGTCGGGATGCGCTGGCGTTGTCATTGGACCATCGTCAAGGACGGTAGACGTGTGCAGAGGGTGAAGCAGTTCGCCAGGCTCGCCGAAGCGCAGGAATATGCCGCGGCCATGGAGGACGACATCAGGCGGGGACGCTACCGCGATCCTCGTCAGGAGCTTCGTGTCCTGGATGATGTGGCCGGCGAATGGCTCGCGTCGAAGGTTGATCTGAAACCCGGCACCGCAGGCCGGTATGCGAGGGAGCTGCGCCTGTACATCCTGCCCAAATGGGGTGGCATGACGTTGCGTGAGCTTCGCCCTGACATGCTGCAGGAGTGGGTCGGCCAGCTCATGGACGGTGGTTATCCGGCCGCGTTGCCGGACGGGCGTGATTCGAAGCCGCTGAGCGCGAGAAGCATCCGCAATATCATGAAAGTCGTCCTCAAGGGCATCTTTGACTACGCCGTCTCGAACGGGTGGATCGGTGAGAATCCTGTGGACA